CGCCCGCGCCCGCGTGAGTACCACCGGAGGCGGCCACACTCGTGGACCACGACCCTTGCATCAGCCGTAGGCCGCCGAGGATGCCGGCGGCCTTCTGGAAAATGTTGGCGGTGGTCGCGTCAAGAAGCTTGCCTTGGATGGACACGCGTCCGCCGCCCAGGTTTTGGGCTGCACCGATACCAGCACCACCACCGGCTGCTGCCATGGCGGCACCAGTCTCGGCGAGCTTCTTAGCGAACGCCTGCGCCGCCGCGTCACCATACGACTCGACTGTACTATCCAACGCATCCGGCCGCGGTAGCCGGGTTCGAATGTCGACACCGACAGGGCCGCCGGTGGCCATGCCAACCAGTTTCTTCCGGAACGCCATCACCGCCTGCTGCCCACCCATCGCCGACACTTCCTTAGCGGTGAACACATGTTCACCGTTAGACAGGGCGTAGACGCCGGCAGTATCAGAAGTGCCGGAACCAGGACCCGAGACCGGACCACCAGTCGCTAGCGGCAACGGCTTACCAGCGTACTTCCCGAACCCGATAGTTTCGAACTGTGCACCGACAGTAATGGTTTTATCGGCGAGACCACCCAAAGACTTGTTGACCTCGTTCTTGAACACGGCAAACTTGTCGGACGCTTCCCGCAGCTTATCGCCGATACCGGGCACCCAAGAGAACGCCTGAGCGGCGGACTCGAGGATCCTGCCAGCCATGTCGAGGAAGAAGTTGACGACCGCGCGGACCCCGTTTTGGGTAAACGTCTTAATGTTGTCCCACACCGTAGAGATAGTGTCTTTGAGCGTGTTGAACTTTCCCCACGCATCCTGAACCGCTGCGACCAAGAAACCGAAGATCGGTTTTATCACGTTTTCCCACGCGAACTTGGTCGCGTTCTGAATGACATCCCAGGCGGTGTCGATGATGTTGCGGAACGTCTCAAAGTTCTTGTACGCGTAGATGACGCCGGCGACGAGAGCGGCTATGCCGATGATGATGAGACCGATTGGGTTCGCGGCCATAGCCGCGTTCCACGCCCACTGCACGGCCACCACAGCAGCGATCGCGATCACAAGGGGGCCAACGACGGCGATGTTGTCTTGGATCCAGCCAACGACCTTGAGACCGATGTCAGCGAGCTGAATGAGGATGGGGACCAGAGCGGACCCGACCTTCTCTTGCAGTTCGCCGAACTGGTTTTTCAGGATCGCCGCGGAGCCGGCCGCGGTCTTACCTTCACCTTCAGCGAACCCGCCGACCTGGGTGCGGAGACCGCCCATGATCTCGTCGAAGTTCCCGGCAACAGAGCCGGTATCTTTGAAGTCAAGACCAACCGATTTGAGCGCGCGGCCCTGCCCAAGCATGCCCTTACCGAGCTGTTCGGCAGCGGTCGGGATGTCGACACCAGTTTTCGCTGCGTAGTCGGCGAGGAGGGGAGTCAGGTCCGAAACCTGTTTCCCAGTCAACCCGAACTGCGCGAGGGTCGCTTGCCCGGACGCGAGGGCGTCGTCGTCGAACCGGGTCTTCTTCTGAATCTCCCCGTTCAGGTTCTGCAACGCCTGCTGGTTTGTGTCCGCTAGGGCGGGGAACTTCGCGAACGCGTCAGCGAGCCGGTTCTGCGAAGCTTCAGCCTCCACGTACGCCTCGACCGATGACTTCCCGAACGCGATAGCACCAACAGCGATAGCAGCGCCAGCGGCGGCGGCGAACCTTGACCCGGACGCCTTGCCGTGCTTCTCAGCCGTGTCACCGGCGCCAGAGAAACTCTTATCGACGGAACTCTTAATCTGCGCCTCGTCTACCGTCGCGCGGACACCGACGTAGGCCATCGCCAGAGGAGTCCCAGCACCAGTCATCAGCCGACCCTCCCCTGATTCACACGAGTCAACACCGTCCGATACTCCGGCGGCGTATACAAGTCGTTGTCGAACTTCTTACGCTTCGCCTCATCCAACCCCTCCACCAGCATCGAATACACGATGTTGCAGAGACGCCGGCAGGTCAGCCCACCAAGTCCCGCAACGACTCCGGCGTCACCTTCGTCATCCCCGCCGCCCGCTTCCTCTCCTCGAAAGAGGAGACCGTCGAGCTCACCGTAATGTTCGACGGCGAAGGCTCCGAGACTGAAGGCTGCGAAGTAGGGAAACCAGAGATCAACTCAATCGCCTTCGCCACAACCGCGAACAGCTCATCATTATCGGCACCAGCTTCGGTAGCGTCGTCCTCGAACCGGGCCCACGCCTCACGCGTGAACATAGCCCGTAGGACGTCGTACATGGCGGCACCAGACTCAGCGTCCGCAGTGCCCATACCCTTCGCGGCCAGTTTCGAGAACTTGAGCATGGGCATGGCGGCGATCTTCCGGGCCACCTCGTACCGGTTCCCGAACGCCTCAATGTAGCGGGGTTCGTTTTCGGCGGCGGCCGCGTCGAACGGGTCAGCCATCAGGCACCCCGGACTGCGCCGGCGAGCTGGATCCGGTAGACGCCGAGGGCGGCGACCTCAAGCTTCAGGTCGAACGTGAGCGTAGCGTTGTCGGCGCCCTTAGAGAACTTGGTTCCGATGTCACCGGTCTGCAACGCCTGGTAGGCGATGAACCGAACATCGTTGGCTTCTGACTGCCATCCCCACATTGATCTGGTCTCGTTGCCGACGGTGGGCGGAACGAGCTCGGTGAGGAGAGTGGCACCGGACCCGGACACTGTCGCCGACGTCGTGTTGAGCGCCAGCTTCAGGTTCGAGGAGGTGAACTCCTGAAGTTCCACAGTCATATGGGCTTCACGCTTCGTGGTGATGGTGCGGACCGGGTAGTACGACTCCGCCGCTTCGATGTCCTCGGTGGAGATCGAGTCAGCGAACGACCATCCGTCAGCGGTGGACCCGACAGGAACCCACGACGTCCACGTGGTGCCGAACACCGACGCCGTCACCGTCGATGTGGGTGCCGCGGTGAGGAGGGGTGCGGTGTACAGGATGCCGGGGCCGGTGAGGTATGCGGCTGGGGTGATGACGCCAGTAGCCACGTCACTTCTCCTTCACGGGGTCAGACGCCTGCTCGGCGGCCTTGGTGGTGGGGTTGGCAACCAGGTCGTCCCAGCCGGCGTCATGGATGCGCTTCAAATCGGCGGGCGTGTCAGCGGCGACCTCGTCGCCTTTGCTGTGGGCGCGGACACCCTGCCCGCCCGGGACGAACAGGTCCTCGGTGGCGATCTTCACCTTCGGCATTTACTTGCTCCTCTTGACGGTCCGGGGTGGCGTCGCGGCTGCCCGGTTCTTCTTGGTGGTGGCCGTAGCCGACTTGGACTGGGTGACACGTTTGATACCCGCACTCTTACCGCCGGCAGCGGAGTCTTTAGTTCCGTACAGGGCGGGCCGGACGTGGGGGCGGGGCTTCTCATGCTCGGACCCGACCTCGTGCAGCCACATGTATGCGTGCTCGGGTGGGTAGGCGATGCGGGCGTACGTGCCCTGCTCGTCGTGTTCGATATGGGACTCGATGGAGCCGACACCGCCGCCGCCCTGGTCGGTGAACAGGGCTTCCGCGCGGGCGTTGGCACGGTCGGCGATCGTGTCGCCCATGTCGGAGACGGACCGGACCACGTCAGGATCGTTGTCGAGGGCTTTGAGGGCGGCCTGGTCGAACTTCAGTTGCATCCGTCGAACCTCCGTGTATCAGGAGCGGTGTCGGGTGCATCCTTGGGGCATGGGATTCAAGACAGCGATAGAAACCGGGTCCACTGGCGTCGGCGGTAAAGCTGCGCTGGACCGTGACCGGCGCCGGGTCGAACAGGGTGATGAGACGCTCGACCTGCTGCGTGAACTGGTGGCGGAGCAAAAGCGGACGAACCAGCTATTGGAATGGTTGGGTAGAGGTCCGCAGGACCGTCTAACCGCCTAGGTCCAAGTGATGACGCCGGAACAGTCAGCGAAGTAGCGGACCCGTTCCGACGTGTCGTCATACCCTGGCGTCACACCCGTGACATCCGTCAACGCGAGGTAACCGCCGTTGGAGGCTCCGCGGATATCGAGCCGGCACGATTCGAACGTGCGAGCCATGAGTGATGCGGTGGCGTCGTCGTCGGCCCAGAACTCAACTTGGAAGGCGACGAACCGGCGGTGTTCACCGTCGTCACCACCATCGCCGACCAGGGTAATACGGATAGCCGGGTAGGTACCAGACAGGCGGGTACCGATCCTCGGGGTGAGCGCGGTCAGTGTGGACTGTGCGGCGAGGCGGCCAACGAAGACGGCTTCGGGGTCGGGGGAGACGGGCTGCGGCACGAGACACTCCCTATCCGGTCACGAGCCTCAAGAGACCTTCAGCGTGGTGGTCCACACCGCGGGCGTCATCCCACATCTGAACCTCACCGTCAACCTGGAACGTTTTCCCATCCCACGTGACCCGGTCCGTGGCGAGAATACTGGCAGACGGTTCGAGGAAGATCCGCCACCTCGAGACGACCCGTTCCTGGTTCAACGTCACCTCATCCGACGTCACCGGCTGCACCCACCCAGCGAACGTCACCGCAGTCGCGTTAGGCCAATCACGGATCTGGTTACCCTTGCTGTCGGTGATCAGGGGGGCGCGTAAGCGGATGATGACATGGGGGAAACGCATCAGGCAACCACAAGCTGACGGAACGGGTCGAGCGCAGTCCTCTCACCAACGGTGAGACCGGGACCGACATCCTCCGCCCCACCAGCAGCCATCCACGACACACCACCAACAGTTTCGGACCTGAGCGACCCTGAGTTGTTGTACGCCCTCGAGGCAGCGGAGAGGCAGACTCCGCGGATAGCTTGCGGGATCTGCGTATACCCGTGGGAGTAAGTAACGGTGACCAGTTCGGGCCAGTACCCGCCGGCGTAGCGGAGCTCGTCACGGATCACGTAATAGTGAGTGTTCAGGGTGCGAGCGGTGACGACACCCTTCTTGTCGGTAGTGGTGACGGCACCGACAGCGGTGACGGGTCGTTCCGGCAACCACAACGACCGGTACCCGCCACGCAGAGTGACGATCTCGTTGGAGACCGCGACGATCCTCTGTCGTAGCTCTGCCTGTACCCATCCGGTTGCCGTTTCCAACGCTACTAGCGCTGAGTCGGTGGTCACGGTTTTACCGAGCCACGCGTTCAGGTCGGAAGGGGTCGCCAACATGTCAGCCATCTTGAACGACCCCTTCCGAACCTAAGTTGCTACTTCTGACGGAGCAGGGTGGCAGTACCGTCAGCGACGGTCGCCCCGACAGCGGGTGGAGTCGGATCGGCCGCCCCCGACGTTCCCGCGATGGTGACGATGTACTTCTTGCCGTCGGTGACCTGGATTTCCTGACCCAAGGTGACCGCGCCCGAGATGGGTCGGATGACCCGCCGCAGCGGGATACCGGAGTATCCGACAGTGGAAGTCACCACCCGCCCCAGATAGTCGAGCGCATTGACGGTCGGGGCAACTAGGTCCCGACCGAGGTAGTCCTCACGGAAGTTCGTGGTAGCCATCAGTGCTTACCCTTCCCCTTCGATGCGGCGGCGAGCTCGTCACGGAGACGGTCCTCACCCCAACGACGGTCGACCTTGACACCGGCCGCTTCAGCTTCCGAACGGAGCCCGTCAAGGTCCCCGTCATCGGATGAGTCGTCGACGGGAACGGACTTACCCTGAATGTCACGGTTGTCTGCCGGGGGTTCGTCCTGGTCCGGGTTGACGACTGCGACAGCTTCCGCCTGCCGTGCCAGAGCGTCCCGACCGGCCTGGTTCTCCGCCTTGAGGGCTTCCAGCTGTGCCTTCGCCTCATCAGACTTGGGCTTGTGGGAGTCGAGCTTGCTGACGTCGATGGAACCGGTGAGGTATCCGTCTTCGCTCTCAAACATCTTCATACTCTCCTTGGTTGAATCGCGAATCAGGTGAGGTTGACGATGCGCTGGACACCCTGAGTTTCAATGAGCATCGGGGTGAAGTAGCCGGCGTACGCGACCTGCACACCCAGCACGGACGGCTCAGTGACCTGAAGGGCACCGATCCGCTGCTCATACACCTCAACCGCAGCCGAAGAGATAACGGCACCGTAGTGGTTGGTGGTCACCGGGTACGAGGGCGAGCAGATCACCGGGATACCGGAGATGGAGCCGACGACACCGGAACCGAAGTTCCCGGCCTCGAACCCCTGAGACTGCGCGTTCTGCGGGTTCACCGGAGCGAACGCCCCACCCCACGCACCCAGACGGGCCGGCGGCACAACGAGGGCGACACGACCGACACCCTTGGTGGCGGCGTACACGTTCGCCATAGCTGTCCACAGACCGGCGACCAGTTCAGTCGCTGACGGGCTACCGCCAGCGGCGACCGGTGCAAGTTCCACGTTGTTGGCCTGCGCGTTGACGAGGACACCGAGAGCTGCTTCGGTCTGGATGGCGTACTGGGATGCGAGGTCGTTGATGACGACATCAAGCATGGACGGCTGTGAGAAGTCGATGTCCTGGCGGGACACGTTCACGTAACCGCCGTAAGTGACAGCGTTACCGGTGAGCCGGGTGATCGTCATCTTCTGCGACGTCAGCTCAGCCTTCTCGTCGGCAGCCGCACCAGCAGAACCCTGAGCGGCGACGAGGGTCCGCTGGGTGACCTTCGGGCGGTACCAGGTAGCGGACGGCAGGTTCTGCGGGCCGAG